ATGATAAAATACCTTCAATCCTAACTAAACATTCTTTTAATGGTTGTGGTCCTGGAGCTTTTCCTCCTGATGTAACAAGCCTTGCTCCTTTTTCTCTAATATCTGAATAATCAAACTCAATACGTGAACCACCTCCGTTCATAAATGATTTCATTAATACTTTAATGGCATCTGCCCAACCTTCAATAGAATCTCCAATCAAAAATCTTTTCTTTCTTTTTGCGTAAGGTTTTTGTATTACAGGTAATTTTTCCACGTGGTGTTTCTGTACTGAGTACCCAACACCCGTTCCACCTAATAATAAAAACATTGTTTCATTGAATGAATCGATGGAATCTATAGGAAGGTATGCGCAGTTGTATATCCTGTTTGGGGATATCTCACATGGTTTTCCTCCGAATTGCATTGACCTCATTGAAGGTAATACTTTTTTATTATATACGTATGTATACCTATCTCTAATTTGACCCTCTAAATCTGGATACTTCTTAATATGCATGTTCATATTTCTTGTAACCAATTCATCCCAAGTTTCTCTTCTTTGTAGTTTTTCTAAGTACTTTGCGTACTTCATATGAACTGTGATTTCTGATAAAATCTCACTTGATAATTCCATTCTCTATATTTTATTTTTAATTATTTATTTGTCTATTTCTTCGGTCGAGGGCGTTTCTGACTCTTTCCGCGTTTTTTGTTTCTTTTTGTTGTTCTAAATCTAACAATGTTTGTGATTGGTCTGTATCTATCTCTAGATACTCATTATCAAACTTACAGTTTTCGAAAACAACACCATCTTTACCAATTCTGGATTTTGTTATAGCGATTGTAGCTAATCCCAACTCTTTCTGTTGTAGACTCTTAGCTATTGATATAATAACGTGACCTACCTGTGCCTTCTTAATTGACCCACCCATCATATCTGTTGTTACTATATCAGATGAGATTGATGTTCTGTTTCCTTGTGCAGCTGTCCAACCAACAATATCTAATTCATTACACATAGTTTCGAATTGTCTCATAACTGAACCTTCACCTTTCCATTCATCTGAGAATATTCTCTCTGGTAGTAAACAATCAATATAGTCTAATATGACCAAATCAATCTTAACGTCTTCAGCTATTAACTTTCTAATTTTATTCTTAATTTGACCAACATTCATAGTATCTGAAGGTAATTTCTCTAATAATAACTTACCCCTACCTTGATATTTTTCAATTTTTTCCAGTACTTCCTCTTTTCTAGTAGATTGTTCTTTAGATGAAATTCCTGTCCAACATGTTATATGTTTTCTTTGAATAATCTTTGGGTTATCCTCGAAAAATATATGCAATACATTAAAACCTAAATTATATGCTGTGTTAGCTACCTTAGTTAATACCGTACTCTTACCAACACCAGTTGGTGCTAAAAATACCCCAATTTCACCTTTAGCTAATCCACCATCTAATAAATTATCAATACCTGTAATTCCTGTTGGTACTGGTTCTCTGAAGTCATCCTCTAGAACTTCATCCAGTCCACTAAATGCGTCCAATAAAGTCGCGTCAAGTTCACCAACTTGTATAGCTTCTCTAATATAAGCTTCACATTTATCATAAGATTCAAAATCACCATCATCTAAAATTTTATTAACTTTGTTAATGGCTTTTTTTAATTCTTGTTGTTTACAGAACTTTAAAGATTTCTCTTGAATCCATAAATGGTCTTCGTATGGACATTCTTTAATGTCCTTTAACATATCGAAGATATTCTTTCTAGCTATTTCTGAAGTTACTTCTATTCTCGCTATCTGGTCTAAAGCATCAAAAGATGGAGGCACACTATATTTCTCATAATACTCCTTTATCATTTGCATAATCAATTTAAAGTATTGATTATCAAAGTACTTAGCCTCAATCACATCCACAATTGTTGTTGTGAAGTTTTTATCGAGAATAAGTTGATTAATTAGTTTTATTTGGAAATTATACCCTAGGTATCCAAAATTATTTTTATCACTCATATTTTACACAATTTACACATTAATAAATACACCCATTTTACAATAAAACTTCTATTGGTGTCGTCTTTCTTAACGACATTATGTCAGTCAATCCGTTTAATATAGACGGTATCATCGGTCTAATATCAACAGTATACCTTACCCTTGTTGGGTAGATGTTTGACGGTAGGTACGTGGTTATTAGATTTCTACCATTTTCTTTAACTTCAATTTCGAAAATCTCATCCTCAGAACCTTCTAAATCTTGTTGGCTTAGATACAGGGTATTGGTGTGAGAGTTATACTTATCATTAAGATAGTCAAAACTCCTATCCTTTAAATAGTCTAATATGTCACTTTTAATTGAGTTAAACTCGTCAATGAACTCTACTGATTCAACACTCTTAGGGTTGTAATTCCTAACATTAAAATATCTTTGACAAATAATGTTACCCTTAATTTTTAATATGAATTCGAATTTCGACATTCCTTTTTTATCTTTGTATTTATACATCTTTTTTATAGTTTTTAAAATTATACATTTCTTTTTTAATTAATTCCACAAATGGTTCGAAAAAGTCCAACCATTGATTGTTGTTTTTTGGTAGGAACTTGCTTAGTCCATCTTTTAACGTCATTGTTACAACGTTCTCTATCTTTCGGTCTGTAGGGTCCATCGGTAGTGTTATAGTGTCTAAGATATCACTCTTCGCTTCATCCGTAAGATATGGTGACTCTAAATCCACTAATAACCTATTAACTTCGAAAAATTCTTTTCCTTTGATTCCACTCTTACACTTACCATTATATAAATTTAACAATCCTCTGGTAGTGTTACCGTCTTCTTCGACCAATCTTTTAGTTTTCTTTAAAACCTCATCCAACCCAACTTTTCTCTCCACTATCTCTGGAAATAAAGATAGTAAAGTTTTTTCACCTAAGTACCATATACCTTCAATATTATCAGATTTATCACCCATAAGAACTTTAACTAACACAGTATTAACAGATGGGATGTCCGTTTTCCCAAATGTAACCTTGTCACCATCTTCTAAAATTATTTTTTTTCTCGGTAAGTATTGTGATACTTGTGGTCCTATAAGTTGTGTTAGGTCCTTGTCTTCACTCAATACGGTCTTAAACTCGTTTGGTGAATTCTGGCAGTAATACGCGATTCCGTCATCTGCCTCACACATGTCAAATTGACATTGTCTAATGAATAGTTCTTCTAAGTACTCTGAAATTCTATTCTTTTGTTCCATCATAGATTGGAACTGGTCTGTGTCCATCCTATTCTTCTTACGATTAGCTTTGTAAGTTTCTTGGATTTCTTTTCTAAAGTGACTACCTTTTGGTCCATCCCAAAAAATTACCACTTTATCGTAAGAGTCTTCTAATAAATGTTTTTGTAATGTAGTTACAAAATGGTATAAGGCCCCTAAATGTTTATCTTTATTATATACATTCTTAACACCATGAAACCCTATTTGTAGTATATTGTTACCATCTACTAATAACGTATTTTTCATTTTTCATATCTATATGGTTAAACACTCGTTTTCCTTTTTTACTAAACTAACTCTAACAACTCAATTTCAAACTTTAAATCTTTTCCAGCTAATGGATGATTCATATCTATAGCTACATCAGCCTCTCTAACTTCAACAATCTTACCTTGTATTGGTTGACCTTTTGGGTCTTTTCCTTGGACTATGGCATTTTCTTGAAATATAAATTCAGCTGGGAACTCTGACTTATTAGCTTTAATTACGGCTTCTTTTACATAATCCCCATAAGCTTCTTTAGCTACAATATCCACTGTAGTTGTTTCACCTACCGCTAAACCTTTTACAGCGTCATTAAAACCTTTAATTAATTGACCATCGTCAATAGTGAATTCTAAACCTTCTTCTCTATTTCTAGAGTTATCGAATTCTGTACCGTCAGTTAGTGTTCCAACATAGTGTACCTTTACTTTACTTCCTTCTTTTGCTTTTGACATAATTTCTAATTTTATTATTTATCTTCTTTTATTTCGAACCCTCCACCTGTTCCTAATTGTTGAGACCAGTACTCTGAGTGTTCTTCCTTATACTTATCGATTGATTGTTTTTCAATCGGTTTATCCCTCCCAGCTAAAAATCCGTGAGGAGTTATTAAAATTTTACCATCTTCATACCCTAAACCGTTAACGTGATTTTTCATAATTGTTACTTTGGTTCTAGTAGCAAATTTTACTTTTCTTTTTTCTTTAACCGCAGAAATATTTGTGGTACCACCATTTTTTTGATTACCGAATCTAAATACCAATGTAGAATTTAACCATAGAGATTCTCCTCCCTTTGCTTTAATCTTTGGTTGTCCAAATGGATTGTCTGGTAACTCTACCCAAGGTTGATTAACAATTAATAAAGTATTTGTAAACTTTGATGTCTCTTTTCTACTTCCGGATATTCTTTGGTTGATTCCCATACCAATTTTATCAGCCAGTGTGGATGCGTTATGCATTTTACCACCCTTACCATCAAAAGTCATTTTACATGGAACTGAACCTACAGAATCCCATAGAAATAATAGGTCGTAATCCAATTCACCTTTTTCCTGTGCATCCAACAATTCATTAATGTAATCAGTAATTTGTTCAATATACTGAAAATCGTTATTGAATAAGAAAAATCCATCCCACTCTATTTCACCCGTTTCTTTATCAACAGTTTCTTCACATTCCATACCCAATAATCTAGCATGTGTAAAATCCCATTTCTGTTCTGTAATTAGTAGAACTGGTAAAATTTCTTTTCTTTGTGCATCAATGGCTGTTTTAACTAAAGCTGTTGTCTTTCCGGTATCTGTATGACCTAAAAACATATTAATATGTCCCATAGCTGGTCCTGGAATACCAGAAGCGTCTAAGAAAGCTTCACCCAAATCAAAAAATCGGTCTGGTTTGTATGTAGCTTTCTTAGAAAACTTTTCCTTAATATCTTTAAAACTTTTTTTCTTTAATGCCATTTTCTAATGATTAAAATGGTAAATCTTCGTCAACTTTTTGGTTCACTTGTGGGTCGGTACTAGAGTTTGTGCTTCCCATATCAACACTTTCTGAACTACCGTAAACATATTTACCTAAATTACTATCCCACTCTGGTGTTTCACCTTTAGATATAGCTTCTAAATACTCAACTGGTTTCTGAGAATAAACATCTCTCCACTCTTCACTGTTTGATAACCATTCGGTTGAAGTTGATTCATTAACATTTAAAGGTCCTTTATCGTCAGCCATAATAGTAGATACTGATGTATATGTTCCGTTACCGTTTGGTGTTGGTACCGCTTTTAAGATTAGTGTTAGGTCCCTTCCTTCTTTAGGGTCTGTAACATCACCTCTCTTTTGGAATAATGGGATTAATTTATCCATAATACCATCTCCTCTATAATTGTGTTTAAATCTCCAGAATTTAACACCGTCCTCTTCGTTGTCTCTATCTACAACTTTAACAATATAAAATTTCTTAGAACGGTATTGTCTTGCCAACTCTTTGTCTTGTTGGTTACCTGTTAATTTTAATGCGTCCTCTACTTCATTAAGTGGACTTTTTTCTCCGGTTCTTGAACCGTCCCCATTTTTACCTGGGTCATAAATCTTTTGCCATCTACCTTGTACCTGAATTTCGTGGAACCATACTTCTTTAAATGGCGATGTACCATCCGATGTAGGCAGGATACGTATTGTTTTCTCTCCATCTTTAGTTCCTTTAGGTAAAAATGTAGCAAAGTATTTCTTTAATCTTTCTTCGTTACTCACGAATTTCTTTTTTTCTGAACCACCTTGTGAATTTTTTTCATATTGGCTCAAGATTGCGTCTAAACTACTCATACTTTAATTTTTTTTTAGTTAATATATTAATTCTTTCTCGTTTAATAGTAACACTCTTTTAGTGATAAGTCAACTATGTAAGTGACCAATAAACTTATTATAATTGTAAAAAAATAAAAGCATAAAAAAAAGCGGTTACCCACTTTTTTTATATAAATTAAATTTCTATTTATTTGGTTGGTGTCCTAGAACTTTAAACTCTTCACTGTCTTCTTCTTGTTCTTTTGTTGGTGTGTCGAAACTAGCTTGTATATCTTTATCATTATACTCGTCAGCATCTTCTTGTGTTAAGACGTATTCTTTATCGAATCCTCTTTCTTCCATTTCCTCTTTTTTTCTATCCCAAAACTCTAATGGTTTTTCACTAAAAGGTCCACTATCTAAAGACCTCATCTCTAATCTTTCTATTGGTGTTGGTGGTATCGTATCCTCTATTTTTTGTTCCAAATCATCAATAGACTGTGTAATTGTATCTATAGTAGCTAATTTAGATGATAAATCATCAATCTTAGAAACTAAAGCTCCTATCT